AGGTGCGCACCGAGAATCTGACACCTGGCGATGATGCGCAGGACACGACGATCGAAATCAAGTTATGGGACAAAACTAAAGCGTTGGAGCTCGGTGCGCGGGCGAATGGCTGGCTGAAGGACAAGACCGAAATTACGATGCCGGAGGACATGCTGAGCATCTTGGACCGCGCGAAAGCACGCGCACGCGGAGAAGGATGACGGATCTCGCTGCACCAGCTGCTCGCGACTTCGAGCGTGAGCTCCATGAGTTCTGCGGTGAACATTACAACAATCCGCTCGCGTGGGTGCGCGGCGCCTTTCCGTGGGGCGAAGACGGCCCCCTCTCGGCCTATCGCGAGCCTGACAAGTGGCAGTGCGAGTTTCTTGAGTGGCTCGGGAGCGAAATCACCGCGCGCCGCTTCGACGGCATTAAGCCCGTGATGCCGATCAAGGGCGCTATCAGCAGTGGCCACGGCATCGGGAAGGGCGCCCTCGTCGGCATGCTCGTCGCTTTCCTCATGAGCACCAGGCGCAACGCCAAAGGCGTCATCACGGCCAACACCAGCACGCAGCTCCAAGACAAAACCTGGGCGGGCATTCAGACGTGGGTGAAGCGGGCCATCACGAAGCACTGGTTTGAGCTGAACACCAGCATCATGTATCGCCGCGGCAATCGCGCGGAGTGGAAGTGCAGCCCGCAGACCTGCGACCCGGACAACAGCGAGGCGTTTGCCGGCCAGCACAACGTGGCGTCGACCAGCTTCTACATCTTCGATGAAGCCAGCAATGTGCCGCAGAGCATTTTCGAGACGGCGGAAGGCGGCCTGACCGACGGCGAACCGATGCTCTTCATGTTCGGCAACCCGACGCGGCGCCGGGGCACGTTCTACGACGTGCTCTTTGGTGGCGAAGGCAAACGCTGGGGCCTGACACGCGCCATCGATGCGCGGGACTGCACGTTTCCCAACAAGGTGCTGATTCAGGAACAACTGGAGGACTGGGGTGAAGATTCCGATCGGTTTCGGGTTCGTGTGCGAGGTATCCCTCCGAAGGCGGAAGATGCCCAGTTCATCGACTCCCTCCGCGTCATCGACGCCCAGAAGCGCCAAGTCGTCGTGCTCAATGACGAGCCCCTCATCGCCGGATGTGATTTGGCGTGGGGCGGGAAAGACGCCAATGTTATACGCTTTCGCCGTGGACCAGATGCTCGAACAATCCCGGCAATCCGAATTCCGGGAGAGCTGACCCGAGACCCCTCCGTGCTGGTCAATCGCCTCTCAGACGTGCTGGCGGGCACTTACAATGGGCATCGGGTGGCGATGCTGTTCCTTGATAGCGCCGGCATCGCGGGCAGCGTGGGGACGAGGCTCCGCGAGCTCGGCCACACCAATCTGCTTGAAGTAAATTTCGGCGCCGACAGCCCGGACCGGAAGTATCGCTACATGCGCGACCTGATGTGGGGCCGGATGAAGGATTGGCTGCTGAAAGGCGCGATCGACAAGGCCCCGCGGCTTGAGGCGGACCTGACCGCACCAGGGCTGCGCGAGGATCTGCAGCAGCGGGTGTGGCTGGAGTCGAAGAAGGACATGCGGGCGCGGGACGTGCCATCTCCAGACGAGGCCGACAGTCTTTGTTTAACATTCGCGCAGACGGTAGCGAAGGTGAAAAAGGAAGCGCCGGTCGTCACGCCACAATTCCACGGCTTACCGCAGGGCTGGATGGGCTAGAATGCCCGCGTGATTGCGTGTCAAGTCGTGCTGCCCTCGCGGCCGCTGCCGCTGGTGGCCTATAGCCTGACACAGCCGCAGTCTCTGGTGCCGGGGATGTGGATGTGGGGCGCGCTCTTTCTGGCCGTGGCGGCCTATGAGGCGATGGCGCTGATCCTTGGGTGGCTCACGCTGAGCCAGACGACGCAGCGTGCGCCGCGGTGGTTCAAGTGGTCGCTGGCGCTGGGCCTGGTGGCGCTGATGATTCACTTGTTCCGGCCTACCGAAGGACATTCGGAATCGTGACGAAGCGCCCCAGCAGCCACAACACCAACACGACGACCGCGATCACTTGAATGGCCGTTGCCCAGTAGGGCGGCATCGGGATCTGTGTCGTCACGAGCCACACCAAAAAGCCGACGATCGCCATGACGAGGACGAGGATGACTAAATCCATGGCGGATGGCGCTGCAAAAGGAATGCTCGGCGGTTCCATCCACGCCTAATTGTGTTACTCTCGGCGCACACCAGACGAGGTTGTATGCTGCATCTGCCGGATCTGCCCAATGCCGGGTATGCCACGCGGCGCGAGCGCGAGCTCTCCGACGTGATCATGACCTTTATGCGCGAGGTGGAGCGCGACCGGGTGCGGCTCCTCACCATCGTCATTGAAGGCCGGGACCGGTGGCGGAAAGTGGCCGGCGAGATTTGGCGCGGGCATCGGATTGGGGAAGATCATCAACTCCTGAATGCCATTTACGATTACTTCACGCTGCAGGCCTGCCCCCCGCTGACACAGTATCGGCTCCTGCGGAACTCGCACAACGCCCTGCGCTGGCGGGACATCGTCAAGCAGGCGATGCCGGATATCGAGCGCGAGCGCGAGGCGTTGCGGCGCCTGGCGGATCGGCCGGTGGGCTTTGTGAATGGCTAAGCCGGACCTGATTGCGGAGGCGCGGAAGCGGTGGCAGCGGTGCGCGGAGGCCGAAGCGGACCAACGCAAGCGCATGCTCCTGGCCAAGCGGTTCCGGGCGGGTGACCAGTGGGATCCGGCGATCAAGCTCCAGCGCGAAGGCGGCAATGCCATTCAAGGTCAATCCCCGCAACCGGCGCGGCCCTGCCTCACGGTTGACCGGCTCTCCCAGCCGCTGCGCCAACAGTCCAACATCATCAAACATGCCGAATTCGGGATCACGGTGCTGCCCAACGGCGGCGGCGCGGATGTCGACACGGCCGACATTTTCAAGGGCTATCTGCGGCGTGTGCAGAATGCGGCGCGCGGGGAATCGCCGATTGAGTGGGCCGGCGATGGCGGGATCGAGTGTGGGCTGGGCTGGTTCCGCATTCGCACGGAATACGTCCATGAGACGTGGGACGGCGCGATCACCGATCCGGCCGTGATGGATCAAGAGCTCCGGCTCGAGCGCATCCCGAATAGCCTCAGCGTCTACTGCGATCCGGCCGCGATGAAACCCACGCGCTCCGATGCCGTGTTCATGTTCGTCACCGAGGACATGTCGCGCGACGAATACGAGCAGCGGTATCCGAAGTCGGACGTGGCGGCGCTCGAAGATTTCATGACCGACGGCGATAACCAGGGGTGGGTGACCGATAAAGCGATTCGTATCGCGGAGTATTGGCGCATCACCTATCAGGACCGCACGATCTATCAGATGGACGATGGGCGGATCGTGGAAGGCGAGAAGCCCGACACCGGCACGGTCAAAGCGCAACGCACGATGCGTGTCCCGATCGTGAAGTGCGACAAGATCAATGCCGTGCAGTCGCTGGAACAGTATGAATGGCTCGGCTCGCGCATTCCCCTGGTGCCGGTGCTCGGCGAGGAATTGAACGTCGACGGCAAGATTGTCCTTCGCGGCATCATCGAAGAGGGCATGGATGCCCAGCGGATGATCAACTACACGTATTCGGGCGCGATGGAAATCTTCGCGCTGGCGCCGAAGAATGCGCCGATGGTGCCTGCGCAGGCGGTGGCCAGTTACAAGCAGATTTGGCAGACGCGCAACATCATCAATCATGCGTATCTGCCCTACGATGCGATGGACACAGAAGGTCGCCCGCTGCCGCCGCCCACGCTCGATACCACCGAGCCGCCGATCCAAGCCGCCGTGGAACTGATGCGGATTTCAGAGGATGCCGTGCAGGCCACCACCAGCACGGGCGATGCCTCGCTTGGGCATGCGAGCCCGAACGAAAAGAGCGGGCGCGCGCTACAGGCGCTGCAGGCGCAATCGGATCTGGCCAACAGTAACTTTTCCGACAACGTGCGGCGCGCGCTGATCTATGCCGCGGAACTGATGGTGGAAGTCATCCCGAAGATCACGCGGCCCGGGCAGATTGTGCAGATCCTGGGCGTCGACGATGAGCCCGAACAAGTGATGATCGGGCAGCCCTATCAGCAGAACGCCCAGCACGTGCCCCAGCCGCTGCCGCAGGGATTCGGGCCGCAGTCGCCCGGCTGGGACAAGGCCGTGCACAAGTTTTTCGATCTGAACAACGGCCGGTATGCGGTGACGGTGGATGTCGGCAAAGCGATGGCCACCAAGCGTGAAGAAGGCGCCGCGGCGCTGGGCGATTTGATTCCGCATCTGCCGCCGGAAATGGCGGCGGTGGCCACGCCCGATTATGTGGAGCAATTGGACTTCCCCGGCGCGCAAGGCATTGCCGAGAAGCTCCGCAAGGCGCTGCCGCCGCAATTGCAGCCGCAGGATCCGAACCAGCAGATCCCGCCGCAAGTGCAGGCGCAGATGCAGCAGATGGGCATGCAGCTCCAGCAGGCGCAGCAATACATCCAGACGGAGCAGGCCAAGCAACAGGGCGCGCTGCAGCAGGCGCAGATCCGGGCGCAGACCGAGATGCAGAAAGCGCAGCTCGAGGCGGAAAAAGAATTCAAGCTGCAGGAAATGAAAAACGCGGCGTCGATTGAAGTGGCGCGGATTAGTGCGGCCAAGAGCGCGATCGATCCCGCGGCGGCGGCGGCCGAAGAGCGGCTGTCGACGGGGCTGCAGATGGCGCACGAGGCCGGGATGCAAGCCAGCGAGCAGGCGCACGAGCTCGCCATGGCGCAGCATTCGGCGGCCACACAGGCGGCTAGTCAAGGCGCGCAGCAGGCGCACGATGCCCAGCAGGCGCAGGCGGCGCAGGCTGCGGCGGCGCAGCAGCAGGACGCCAAGCAGGCGGGTGCGATGGCGCAACAGCAGCAGGCGCAGCAAGCCGCGGCCCAGCAGGCCAATCAGAATGGCGGCGGCCAATGAGATGCGGGCTGATTCTCGTGAGCATGGGGCGGCGCGCAGCCTCGGCGCCGAAGTGTCATCGTGATTAGCCCGCAGTGTGTGACCGTGATGCAGACCACGGCCGTGGCGGCGGTGGTGCTGGTGATCTGGCTGATGATTGTCATGTTTCTGGAGGGGCAATGAGACGACTGTTGATCATGCTGGCTGTGGCGCTGATGGCCTCGACGGCCTTCGCGCAGACGATCACGAAGTGGACCATGGCGGTCTACAACGTCGGAGCGGCGCAGCCGATTTCGGCGCCCACGGATTTCGTGCTGGGGTCCAATCTGGCCTGCGGCATTGACCCG